AGGCCAAAAGTTATATGGTTTTATTGAAGAAGATGCTGCTACAGGCGAAGTTATTAACTTTATTACCGAAGGAATGATTGTTAATGATACATGGGATTTTGTGGCTGATGGTGCAGACGTAAACGATCCAGTATATAACGACGCTACTGGACAATTATCATTATCTCCAGCAATTCCTGATCAACTTCCTGTTGGTGTTGTTACTGGTCGAAGCGAAATTCTATTCTCGCCACGTTTATTTCCTCAGTTAAGCGCCACAGTAACGGTACCACAATCGTTTATAGATTTATCAGATACACCTATTGATTATACTGGCGCTTCTGATTTATATGTCCGTGTTAATAATGCAGGCACTGGATTGATTTTTGATACCGTTACGCATCCAGTTCCCCCAGCTTGGGGCGAAATTGTTGGCACATTATCTAATCAAACAGATTTGGTAGCTGAGTTTGCTAACTATTCGCTAACTACACACACTCATCTTGAAGCTGATATTACTGATCTGGACAAATATACTCAAGCGGAAGCTGATGCGTTGTTAGCTACTAAAGCTAGCGTCACTCATGTTCATGAAATTGCAGATGTCAATAATTTAGAGTTAACGCTACAAAGCAAATTAGACGTCTCTGGTGGTACAATGACAGGCACGTTGACACTAGACGCTGATCCTTTAGCAGATTTAGAAGCTGCTACCAAACAATATGTTGATGCTCGAGTCGCTGGCCTAAAATGGCGTTCGCCAATTCATGATCCTGATCTTGCTGGCATCATGGCCGACGAACCGCCGTTTACACCAGATGCAGGAACAACTTGGATAGCATATGGCGGTCTTGGTTCTCCAGCATATCCTCAGACTTGGGGAACATTATCTGTTAACGAAAATGATGTGGTATATTACAATGGTGCTGATTACATATTCATTAAGCAGTTAGTTGTTGGCGATCGTTATATTGTATCAGGCGAACATGGAACACCAGATAATACTATAACTGATCCGCCATTATCGTTCGTTAAAAATAATTTGGTTCAGTATCTCGGTGGTGATCCAACACAAAGTGCTTCTTGGAGCCATCCTGATGGTAATCCTGTTGAAGATGGCGTAACGGTTCTTTGCAATGAACCAACCTCTCCACACTTTGGACATACTTACGTATATGATCAAACAGGCGATGCTTGGTATGAGGTTTCATCACCTGCAGTAGCTCCAACAGCATTTATTCAGTTAACTGATACTCCAGCAGCTTATACCGGACAGTCCGGTCGCATGCTTCAGGTTAATGTTACGGAAGATGCATTGGAGTTTGTCGATGCTCCAGCTGGCGGAGCTACATACGATACCTTAGCATCATTGCTTGATACTGATACTACAATTGATTGGAACACAGGTATTACGCCTCCGGGTCCAGATCCGCTTCCGTTACCTTACAGAGGACAAATGATTGCGTATGCACCAGATCCTTTTGCTGATCCAGGTGATACGTCAAACGATAAATGGACTAACGTTGAAATACCATATGATATTAATATGTATATTCACACTGTTCCAGTTCCATCAGGTAGTGATATTGTCGTAGCTCGATATGCTGTTCCTCGTAGACTTAAACTTGGTTCATACAGCGATAGTGAAAATGAAGTAATTGGTGGATCTCAACTAGCGGTCGGAGTTCTCGCAGCTCCCGGTTCCGGCTCTTCCAATCTCCGCATTCGTATTTTGTTTGGTGCTGAAATTGGTAACTTTACCGTTTCTCATGATAACAACTATCCATCAGGATTCGGTGGGGTTGCGGATAACACCGTAGTCGACCGAGGCGATATTATAGAAATCGTTGCTCTTGATACGAATCCACCACAGTCTGGTATTGGAGGGTTAAACCTCGTTATACCAGCTGTTATATTCCCAGATTGGGATCCAGGTGGTGGTGCTTGATAATGGAGGGAGCTTTTAAGCTCCCTCTCTTCATTGGATCATAAATAAGTTGACGGGCAACATAAAGTTGTATATTATGTGCTGTGACGGGCATAGCACAAAAATCAAAAGATCCCGTTAAACGACATCAGAAACGAACAATTATAATAGAGGAGAAGATTCTATGTCACTTTCATTAGACCAATTAAAGGCCGCATTCGGCAACAACGACAAACAAGAGGGTTCAGGCTCTCGCCCAAATAACTACTACCCATTCTGGAACATGAAAGACGGCGAACAGTGTATCGTTCGTTTCCTTCCTGACGCTGATCCAGAAAACTCCATGGGTTTCATGGTTGAAAAACGTACTCACGTTCTAACAATTAACGGCGAAAATAAAACCGTTCCTTGTGCTACCATGTTTGAAGAAAAATGCCCTATCTGTGATGTTAGCTCTAGCTACTACAAAGCAGAAGATAAAGCAAACGGTAAAAAGTACTGGCGCAAAAAGCAGCATCTTGCTCAGGCGCTGATCGTTGAAGATCCACTGCCAGCTGATAGCGAAACAGGCGAAAATCACGAAGGTAAAGTACGTTTTATTGCGCTGGGTTATCAGTTATTCAATATCATCAAAGAAGCATTTGAATCTGGCGAACTTGATGAAATTCCATACGCGTATGAAGGTGGCACAGACTTCGTTATCAAGAAATCTAAGCAGGGTGAATATTCAACATATGCCCTGGGTTCCAAGTTTGCTCGTAAGAGTCGTGATCTGACTGAAGACGAAATTGCGTTAGCTCAGGATCAGATTGTTGAGCTTGCTACTCTACTTCCTCAGCCGCTCGGCGAAGAAAAACTACATTCAATGCTAGAAGCAGCAATGAACGGAACTCCACTGGAAGAAGGAAGCACTCCAACCACTCCAACTGCACCTCCAGCTCCAACTGCAGCTGCTGCAACTCCAGCAGCAACTCCAGCACCAGCAGAAGATGAAGAAGGTGGTAGTGATGAAGCAGATGAAATCCTGGCTGCTATTCGTAACCGTCGTAAAGCCAAAGCGGAGTAATCGACCATGAGTATGGATTTTATTAACAAGGTTGAAAAAGACCTTGAAAAATCCGGAATCAGTGTGGGGGCATCAGAGCCTCCACACTATTGGTTTTCTACAGGCAACTATGTCCTGAATAAAATTATTTCCGGTAGCTTCTATCGAGGTATTCCGCAAGGGCGTCTTATTGCATTTACTGGTCCATCCGGTTCAGGTAAAAGTTTCCTTGTTGGTAATGCTTTGCGTGAAGCTCAAAAAGAAGGTGCTTATCTGGTTGTGCTCGATAGCGAAAACGCACTAGACGATGAGTTCGTATCCAAGATTGGCGTTGACGTAGAAAAAGATTATTCTTATTTTGAAGTTGATACAATCCCTCAGACGAAGAAAGTTGTTTCTTCTGTTATCAAAGGATACAAGAACGAATTCGGCGAAGGCTCAGATGCACCAAAATTGGTTATTGCGATCGATAGTCTTGATATGCTGATGACGGAAACTGAACAGGACCACTTTGAAAAAGGTGTAACTAAAGGCGATCAGGGCCAGCGTAACAAACAGCTAAAGCAGCTATTGCGTGAATTTGTTCAAGCAATTAAGCATCTGAATGTTTCAATCATTGTAACTGATGGTGTGTATAAGAACCAGGATGTTCTTAATGGCGAAGGGGTCTGGATTGTTAAAGACGCTATCCGTTTCTCATTATCTCAGGTTGTTCTACTGACAAAACTGAAACTAAAAGAAACTGGTTCGCGTGACGTCATGGGCATTCGTATGAAGTGCGAAGGTTTCAAGACTCGTTTCACCAAGCCTTTCCAGACTGTGACAGTGGAAGTGCCTTATGATACTGGTATGGACCCATATAACGGTCTGCTGGATGTAGCAAAGGCGTTGGATATTGTCAAGCAAACAGGTTCGTGGTATAATTTTGGTGATCAGAAATTCCAATCAAAGAATTTCCACCAGGTTGCGGACCAAGTTCTCGAGGCGTGTGAACAAGATCGTTCTAAATTCCTCGAAGCAATGATCGATGACGATGATCTGGACCTATCTGAGGGCAAAAGCTCTCGTAAACGCCGCAAGGCAAAAACAGACGAGGAAGATTAATGACACACGTGGTAACTGAAAATTGTATCAAATGTAAGCACACTGATTGTGTTGAAGTTTGTCCAGTCGAATGTTTCCACGAAGGTCCTAACTTTCTTGTTATTGACCCAGAAGAATGCATCGACTGCGGCCTCTGTATACCGGAGTGCCCAGCCGATGCAATCGTTTTGGATGACGACCTTCCTGAAGAACTTCACCATTTCCTCGCATTAAATGCGGAGTTATCAAGCGAATGGCCAGTGATTACTACCATGACTGATTCTCCTGATGATGCGGAAGAATGGGACGGTATTCCCGACAAATTAAAGCTACTCGAGCGTTGATATACCCTTATTGCAATTGTATACTATTGCAATGAAAAAATTATCGCAATTATATTACTGGATGGTTGGTTATCGATCGCGTGTAACGTATTGGTCTGATACCAAGTTTTCTAAACGCCTCTGTAAACTATTCAGCATCGAAATTCCTCCAATTGCAGCGACTGCTCATGAATGGTGCGAATATAAACGTCGCAACGAAGGAACAATCAGATACTGGATAGTAGACAGAGGGCTTGATATTGTTCAGAATGTTGTACTCTTTGTTCCTGACGTATATAGCAACATCAGTCGCTACATTCGCAATCGATTCATCGATAAACCGCATTATCTGGACACAAAACTTCCTCGTGGCGAATGGCATGAGTTTGATACTCGCGTTCTCCACGGATTGTTTGAATCGTTGGTAGATTTTGTTGAAATCGAAAAAGCTCATATGTCTTATATTTCCGATGAGCTTAAAGACAAAAAACCAAAACGAGTATATCCATCTCGCGAAAGGGGAATTGAATATCTCGATTGGGAAATTTCCCTTGGGGATGAAAATTCAGGACAGTCCGAAGCCGCTCAGGAAATTAAAGAACTGTATATTTGGTGGAAAGACGAACGACCTGCACGACGTGACCCCTATGATATTTCAGGCTGGTCCGATTATTGCGAAAAACGCGAAAAAGAAACTGACGGTAGTCTATTTTGTATGCTCGATGATACTAACGAAACTGAAGAGGATCGCGAAGAAGTATCAAGAATTCTTGAAGTTTCATATAAGGTGGAACAAGAACAGGAAGATGAAGATACAGAAATGTTAATTCGTTTAATTAAATGCAGACGTCGCATGTGGACATAAAAATGAAATATAGCACACCTCGTTCAGCAGAAAAGCTGATGACAGAAAATTTATTGGTTAAACATTACGCTGGATCGCATGCGTATGGAACCGCATTACCTACCTCAGATACTGACTTTAGAGGTATTTTTTGTGCTGATCCTGTTAATGTTCTTACGCCATTTTTCCCTGTGCGTGAGTGTACGGATACTAATGAAGAAGATACGAAGTTATACGAACTCGCCCATTTTATGAAACTGTGCTTGGACTGTAATCCGAACATCATCGAAACGTTGTGGGTAGATGACAGCGACATCGTAACGTCTACGGCTGCATACGATCATTTGCGGTTATTCCGTCAGGACTTATTGTCGTCTAAAGCTGCCTTTACATTTAGCGGATATGCGTTAGCCCAGTTGAAGCGAATCAAAGGTCACAACAAGTGGATCAATAACCCTCAGGATGTGGATCCGCCAAAGCAGGCCGATTTTGTGTCGATGGTTCAGAACTTTACATCAAAAAAGATTTTCAAAATCGATCTTCGTGAGTATCGCGATGGATATCGTTTGGTACCGTACGGTCATAACATTTTTGGTTTGGTGGAAATGAAAGGATATCAGACATTCTCTGATGATTTTTCATTAAACACTAACTATCAGGAATCTGAAAACCTAGGACATGGTTTCTTTGGTCGTATGGCGTTTAGCCATATGTTTAGCAATAGCCGTAAACGTCCTCTATTTGTTGTTAAGTTCAACAAAGACGAATATCTATTAGCTAAAGATCAGTGGAAAAATTACTGGACTTGGAAAAATAATAGAAACGAAAAGCGTAGTGAGCTGGAAGAACAGTTTGGATATGATACCAAGCACGCTATGCATTTGGTTCGTTTGTTGCGAATGGGCGTTGAGATCCTTCGTGATGGTGATGTTATTGTTAAACGTCCCGATGCTCAGGAACTTCTGGATATCCGATCAGGCGCGTGGGAATATGATGAGCTTGTTAAATACGCAGAGGACATGGACAAGCAAGTCCGTGAAGTTTGGTACAAACAAACACCGCTACGCAAAAAGCCTGATTTAAAATTTGCAGCTCAGTTGTTAATGGAAACACAGGAGATTGTATGGAGTTCTAATGGCTGATTTACGAGCAATGCTGGAACGAAGGGATGCTACAGTCAAGCAATTGAATGATGCTATAATAAAGGCAATACCAAATGTAATATCGGGGGCTGAGCGGTTTATCCGAGCACGGGAAGGCCGCTCAGGAACCTTGAGATGGGAAGATATCACATTCTTCAGGGACGAGGATTACATTATGCTTATTGGCGTTCTGGAATATAAAGAAGGAGATCTGATAGAGCTACCGAATGGTGCTGAATTTGAAGTGACGGAACATACCACAGAACACTTCAAAAGATTGCTCCGTTTGGGTATTCCTTATGATTTGGCAGCTTTAGGAACAGAAGACGACGTTATTGATTTTCTGTTTGAATCAGCAAGAGAGTCTGAAGAAAGTGAAGATGTGATAGATCTCGATGAGCTGGAAAAACATTTAGCACAACTACCTGTTGCCGACAATCCGGAATTCGATGAAGATGCCCTTACGGATGAACAGCTCGAACAGCTAAAGCTCTTCACCATGACTACCGGAGGAAAAAATTGAGTAGAATACCAGAACTAGGCGAAAAATTTAAAAATATGCCTACTGTTCTAGCCGAGTACGAAACGGCCATTGAAGACTATGAGGATAATCTTGCTATTAAAGGCAAGACGCTCGAAGTTGCCAATAGGGAAAATCCTGGGTGGCAGGCATATTATGACGAACGCCGCATTGAGCTTAAAACTCTAGTAGATTATATGGAAGCACAGGTTCAACGTACGAGAGGTCGTCTATTCAAAACTTACACGGAAGCTCATTCGCGTGAGCTTACCGATCGCGCAAAAGATAAGTATATCGATAACGAAGATGCATATCTTACCACATATGAAATTTATCTTGAAGTAAAGGAATTGTATAACAAATATCAGGCGGTTGTGGATGCATTTACGTCGAGAGGGTATGCACTTAACAACATCACTAAAATTCGAGTAGCGGCGCTTGATGATGCAATATTATAATAATGACAACAAATGTTTGCACTGTTCGTATACTGAACGAAGTTCACTGCGTATTTGTAGGACTACATCCTGATCACGTCGGATACTTCTACGAAAAATATGGCGTACACGCCACCAATTATTATTTCAATCCTAAGTTTAAACTAGGATCGTGGGATGGTAAGATACGTTATTTCCATAAGACTGGAAAGACATACGTAAATCTATTAGAAGAAATTCTTCCGCAGGTAATTGGGCTAGGCTATAAAATTAATCTTGATGACTTGCGTAAGTCTACGCGAGTTGATCCCGAACCAATCGATAAAGACTTTTTTGCTCACGTCATTCATCCAATAACGGATGAACCGTGGGAAATGCGTCAGTATCAGGTCGAGATGGTAAACACCCTTATCGCTAATGGTGGCGGTGTTGGCATTGCGGGAACTGGTGCGGGGAAAGATCAACCACTGTATTCGTCGGTGTTAACCACGTCCGGATGGAAACAAATGGGAGATATTTTTCCTGGCGAAACAGTAATCACTCCCAGCGGAAGCACTGCGACGGTAGTAGATGTTTTCCCGCAAGGAGAAAAAGACGTCTACGAAATTACGTTTCATGACGGATCCAAAGCCAGATGCGGGATAGGACATTTGTGGGAGGTTAATTTTCCGAGCCAGTTACATAAAGCGCGAACCGAAAGGCGGGTAGTTGAAACTTCAGAAATCATAGAATTCCTGGAAAGGAAAAAATCAGGCGTTCATACCCCCGGAAACATTTCTGTTCCGTTAACGCAGCCAGTCGAATACCAACATAAAGAACTTCCCATCGATCCGTACTTGCTAGGTGCTCTGCTGGGTGATGGCTCTTTGCACGGCTCTATTGTGTTATCGTCGAAAGATGCCGAATTAGTAGATACCGTTAAAGCAAAAATCTCCCCGCTAGATCTGCATGTTGTTTATCGTGGTGGAGTAGATTATGCGATAGTAAAGAAACAAAAACAAAATTCATTTCCTCCCTCGCCAAATCCGCTGATGGAAGCAGTTAGGTCATTAGGGGTGTACAATAAGAAATCTAACGAAAAGTTCATTCCGAGCGAATACAAAGAAGGAAGCGTCGAGCAGCGGTTCGAATTATTGCGGGGATTGATGGATACGGATGGAACCGCTGATAAAAGAGGGAACGTTTCATTCACTACAGTTAGCAAAGAATTGGCGGCTGATGTCCAATCGATAGTGTGGTCGCTAGGTGGCACTTGCACCATTACTACACGAACACCAACGTATACATATAATGGTCGACGAAAAACGGGCCAATTGGCATATACTTGTTTTATTCGCCACCCCAATCCTAAATCACTATTCACTCTGGAACGTAAAAAGGAAAGGTGCAGGGAGTGTCATGGAGATGGACGAATAGAGTTGATGCGCCGCGTGGTTTCCGTCGAAAAGGTTGATCGATGCGAAACGCAGTGCATTATGCTAAATGATGATGATCATTTATACATTACGGATGATTATATCGTAACGCATAATACATCCATGACCGCCGCTATCGCAAAGATATACGAAAAGGCTGCGAATTATCGATCGATCATTATCGTTCCAGATAAAAACTTAACTGATCAGACCTTTAGGGAATATGAATTCTTTGGTTTGGATGTTGGTGAATTTTCTGGCGATAGAAAAGATATGAAACATCAGCACATAGTATCGACATGGCAATCGCTACAAAACAATCCGAACGTTATTCAAGACTTCCAGGTAATTATTGTTGACGAAGCTCATGGACTACGTGGAAACGTATTAACAAAACTGTTAACTGAGTACGGCCAGGATATTCCTTATAGGTTCGGGGTAACTGGAACACTTCCGAAGGGTGAGAGTGATGCTCTGGCTGTTAAAATTGCGGTTGGGGTAGTACATTATACTATTCCTGCTCATGAATTGCAGGATCAGGGATATTTGGCTAAACTGCAGATTGATGTTATACAGCACATATTCGACTTTAAACCAAAATATACCCAATATTTGGAAGAGACAGATGATCCTAAACCACTGACATATCGACAGTTTGTTGATGGGTATTTTCCTGATTACACTACAGAGAAAAATTATCTTCAAGGGCATACGAGCCGTATCGAATGGATAGCTGATTATATCACTGCTAAACATGAACTTAAACGCGGTAATGTGTTGTGTTTGGTCAATGGCGTGCGGTTTGGCAAGAAGCTAGCAGACTTGATACCAGGAGCAGTGTTCCTTAGTGGTAAGGATAAGATGAAAGATCGTCGTGAAGTATATCAGCAGTTTAAAGACCGAAATGACGTTACAGTAATCGCAACAGTGCAAATAGCTAGTACTGGACTAGACATACCTCGCATATTTAATATGATTGGTATTGATATGGGAAAATCGTTTGTTCGTGTAATACAGTCGATAGGTAGAGGATTGCGTAAAGCTGAAGATAAGGATTCTGTACATTTTACTGATATTTGTTCTGATTTGAAATATAGCAGAAAGCATTTAACTGAACGAAAGAAGTATTACAAAGAAGCAAAATATCCATTTAAAATTCACAAGGTAGATTTATCCTAGTGATAATCAATAAAGACAAGCGGTTCGTATTTGTTCACATTCCTAAAGTAGCCGGCACGAGTATGTCTCATGCGTTAGGTGGGAATACAGGAATGTATGTAGCGGCGA